CCTCGCGACGGATGCGCCGCCGCGCGCGATTTGCTTTATACCGCATTGAAACCTCCTATCCTGTGCCTTCGATAGCTGCCTTCCTCGCTGTGCACTCTTCGCACGCAAGGCTGTCAGCGACATGCATCAGGTCACCGATGATCGGCATCGACCACGAGACCGCGATGCATTCAGCGATCGGGAGTATCACCCCACAGTCGCATTTGCACTTGATGCCCTTTGCGATCGGCACCTTCCATTTCTCTACATCGGAAGGGCGTTGGTAGAACATGGCCTCCTCCTCTCTATTTACCTATGTAATTCTTGCATCAAATAGGCACATGCGTCGGCTTTGGTAGCGAAACATGTTGATATCTCCGCTCGGTGACCTCGATATTTTGCAGCCGATCGCTGTGGAAGTTGAGCACCACTTTGCCGTCTCGCATATCGAACACGCCAGCCTCAAAGAGCGCCGCGAGGATCAGCGCATGCTTTGGATTTGTGAGATCAATCGCGCCAGTCATGCTCTTCATCGTCATCGCCAATAATTGCACCCGAGAGTTTGAACATTTGCGCCGGATCGAATGAAACCGAGCCGTCGGCATTAAGCATATATGAGTTTGGCTCGGGTTGCATGCCCCCTCCGATGATAGCTCCCGACTCTCCGAAGCGGTCCACGCCGATACGCCAATACACCGTCGCATGCACCCAGTCGTCGCGGCCATCACGCAGCCACGTATAGCGAGGCACGCCGAGCGTATCCGTCTCCCACACGCGGTAAATATGCGACCAGTGCAGCCAGTAGTCGTACCATTGCGCGCGCGTTCCGCGATAGATATGCAGCGATTTATTGCGGAACTCGTCGATCACAAGCTGCATCATGCGGTTGCGGTCGGCGAGCACATTGCCGCTCTCCTCGTCCTCGCCCCAACGAATGAGCTGCATTGTTTTACGGTCACGCACATAGCTGCAGAGGAATACGCGCCCGGGATACTTCTTGCGCAATTTGAGCGGGGCAGTGATATCGCCGCCGCGGTCGATGACCATGATGCTGTTCTCGAACTTCTTGAGCCAGTACTCGAGCGAGTCCTCCAAGCGCACAGCGGGGCGCGGATCGTCGGCGTTCTCCTTGTCATACGGCTCCCAGTCGGCCATCTGGCCATAACCGACGAGCCCTTGGCGGTTGCCCACGACGTAGCGCAATGCGACGCCCGTATCGACGCCGATCACGAGGCGCGATTTAAACTCGTTTGCCTCGGTAGTGAGCGCACCGAGGATCGTTTCTTCTTCGACGGTATTGCCTCCACCGGCCCACGGCAGACCCAGCACTTTGTTATAAAAATAATCCATCGTCTGCTTGCCAGCGACGACCTCGTTGTATTTGTCGATGATCTCACCGGCCGACATCCATGGCGCCATGAGGAGCGTGATGTGGTAGCCGCTATATTTCGGCGGCTCCTGCCCGGGCTTGAGCTTCTTCCCTATCCAGTCGCCCACCGCGCGGTCGCGATCGGAGAGTACGCCATTGCACTTTTTGCATACGAACTGTCGGTGCACGATGCTGATGCTCATTTTCTTCGGGTCCTCCGTATTCCACGAGAGAAATTGCCGATGCTTACAGTGAGGGCACGTGATGAACCACTCCTTTTGGTCCGAGAGCAGGAAGTACGCATGCACGCCCTTATTCTTCACACTCGGGTGAGAGAAAACGCGCATCTGCTTGTGCTTCGAGTGCTGCAAGCGAGCGGGGAAGTCGGCGATGACTGAGAGCTTCGACGAGTCGATTTCGTCATGCACCAGCCGGTCGGCCGTGATCATGATCGCCGCCTTCTTGGTCCACGTACCTCGGAAATACTCGTACGAATTGCCGATCTGCTTCTGTTCGATGGAGTCCTTATCGGCGACATCCGCGAGCATGCACGGATTGTTTGAAATGATGCGGTTTACCTTGCCCGATACGAATACGTTGACGTCGCCATCGGTCGGCAGGGTGTAAATAATATCGAGCTTGTCGCGCTTCGCATCGAAGTGGTTGGTGAGCACCTGCAGCGTGGAGAGCCCGACCTGCGCGGGCTTCATCACCACGATGTTCTGAGAACGGTCGCGGTAGATATCAAAGAGAAAAAGGTGATTTGTGAACTCTATCGGATCGCCCTTTTCGTTTTTGATCTCGTTCTCTTGGATCCACGCATGGATCGAATGATCAGCCAGTACTGACATCTTCGTCTATAGGCCCCTTCCCCTCGACCTTTATCACGACGAGTCCGTCGGTAAATACTGCGCGCACTTGGCCGCACAATGGGCACACCGCCTCTATACCAACAATGAAGCGAGTGACTGGCACGGCTGGCGACATCGGGCTGCCCTTATCGGCCATGCGCGACACTTCCCCGGCTTTTAGAAATTGATGTTTGCAAATCATACCTCGTCGGCCTTAATCCCGTAATGGTCCTCAACAACTGCGACGACACTATCCCAGTATGCCTCGCCTTTGCCCTTTTCCTGCATGCTGCGGTTCGTCTTGAGCTTTTCTTTGAGCGAGAGTGGGTTGGCCGTCGCGCGCAGCGGACGCCCGAGCAATCGCTTTAATTCTGGGTTGGTAACGACCTCCTTCTTTTTGCTAAATGGCCACCATGTCATACGCCTACTCTTTACGCCACACGCGAGTGCTGGTCAGATGCCAGTACCCGCAGCGACACGGATAAATGCGCATCTCTTTATGCTCTTTGCGGAAGCGATCGTTTGCTGCAGTACGAGCGCCTTTTTTGTCGAACTGAACCTTGCTTGATATCGGGCAATACGTGATCGGCGATTTGACCGGCTTGCCGCCTTTCCACGCTTTCCCTCGCATCCTCTCATGGCCTCCCTGATGCCTGTGCCAGCCCATAAACTCATGCGTGGGCCACATTTACGCCATGTGGTGGCTTTGGTAGCTGACGCTGCCCTGCGAGCACCTCGATCATCGTACGGGCCTGTACGGGGCTCACAGCGACCTGATAGAGCGGTCCCGAGAGTTGGTTGCCGAGCACGAATAGGAACTTGCTGCGCTGGTTGCGGTCTTTGAAGCGCGCGCAGTACCACTTGTGCTGTATGCCGTATGCCTCAGCCTCTTGCTCGAGACGGAAGCGGGGATTTGAGAGATATTCGCGCCACCACGCATCTTTGCCGCCCTCGTATGCCGCTTGCTGGCGCTCATGCTGCTCCTCGTGGGCAATGATGTCCTCGCGGATATTGATACCTCCCGGGTTGTAGATGGTATCTCCGTAGGTCCAAAATGTGCGCTCGACGTTGACGCGAAACTGCGAGAGGCAGCCCGACATGATCCACTCTGGGGGTCTCTCGTTTATAATTTTCATATCCTATTCACGTGCATGCGAGCATGCTGATCTTATGGTTAAAAATATACCGTTCCGCAATCGACTCTTGTGCCATATCGTCGGCGCCGCTGTCGCCATTACACTCGCGTATTTATTCATCGTGTAGTGCATATCAGAATGGCGGAGGACCGGGTAAATCATTCCCGTGCGGGTGAAAGTCGCAGATGCAAAAGCTCGCACTGAACATGCACGTCGTGCATTGCCGGATATACCCCATAGGCAAGCGAACGGGCACCCAGAAATTGCCGCAGAGGCAATAGGGTGCCTCTTGCTTGAGCAGCTTGATGCGATCCTCCTCATTCATCGGCTGAAATAGGCCGCCGCTCGGTGGTGTCGGGGGTACTTCGTTCATACGCTCTTTGCGCCATTCTTCGCGATATCGTCGCGGAGCTTCTTTTCGTATTCATCGGCGAGTGCTCGAGCGGTAGCAGATTGCGTACCCTCAGTGCTGATCGTACCCGAGTGCTCCACCTTCGTCTTGGGCTTGAACTCCTCTATCTTCCGCTCTGCCCACCAGCGTGCGCCGCTCGTGTTCTTGAGATCACCAACGAGGGTCTTCTGCGCGACGAGATCGGGGGTCTTTTTGAGTACCTCTTTTCGCTCCGCATACTCTGGGTTCTTCTCGCAATATTCGTATAGGGCAGTAGTGGAAATGTTGGCGTAAAGACAAGCCATTTGGTCGGTAAACGCATTCATAAAAGCGTCCTCCAGTTTGCGGAGTACCTCTGGTGTCATGACCGTTGGTCGGCCTCCCTTATTCTTTCTGCTCATGTGTGTGAAAAACGCCCCGCTGCATCCCCTCTCCGGCGATCGCATTGGTAGCGAGAAGCACTGTGGTCGCACCGCTACCGCCAGCGTATGGCATCGGCGTGCCGGGGAATGGCCAGTTCGACGTCTGGCTCTTTTGGCCCCACTCTTTATTGCATTTGCCGCAATACGCTATATCGCAATGCGCGCAGTGGTGGAGTTCATGAGAACACGTAGAGTGCACGTGCCGCTGGAGCCCGAGTTGATTTGTTCCTCCTGTCTGCGACTGCAGGTTCATTGCCCTATTATACTGCTCAATGAAGCAGAGATGAATGCAAGGGTGTGGATAGCGACGGTCTGCTATTGTTTTTCTACCGAGAGACCATTACCGTACATTTCCGAAAGCCGACCTTGCGCGATGTGAAGTGCCTCGTGCATCTGATCTTGCGTGTACCCAGCTTGCTGCATCCCTATAATGATCCCCATGTGGAGTGAGGCCCAGAGCTGCTTGTCCATCTTCCCGTCGCGACCCAGTAACGACTTAAAATAGATATCGGTGTATTCTACTGTCGCCTGTACCATCATCTCTGCGATCTCTTTCGTTGGCATATTCCTATAGGGCCCCGAGTCGCTTAAGTACATCCGCAGAGGTGTGGCCGTCCCACTCTGGGGCCTTGTCGAGCGTGAAAGCGAAGTCGCACTGATCCCACTTCCCTATCGGCAGATGATACGTGATCTGATGCGACGGGTCGGTGCGTATCCCAAGAATAAACCAGCCCTCAAACGAGGAGCCGTCCTTGTGCTTCTTACTCCTCCAAATATTGCCGTTGCGGTAGTAGATCTCGCGATTTGCGCCCTCCTTCCATGCCAGCTCACTCTCTCGAGCGAGGGTACGACAAAGCGCGATAAATAACTCGATGCGGTGCGCATACAGCTCATCCATCGTGTGGTAGCCGTCGGAGACTGTCATGTCTTCTTCTCCCCGGAGAGATACGGCATTTTTATCGAGAGCCAGCGTTGTCTCCCTGTAGCGGCTGATGATGTATTGCTTTACCATACGCATGCCTCGCCATTCTTTTTAATATTCGTGTCACCCGTGAGATCGACGTATCGCTGCACGATGACATCAGCGAAGCGCGGGTCGAGCTCCATGCCGTAGCAGATGCGACTCGTCGTTTGCGCGGCGATGAGCGTGCTGCCAGAGCCGAGAAACGGATCGTATACGATATCCTCGCCTTTGGTGTTGTTGCCGATTTGGTACGCGAGCAATTCGACGGGCTTCATCGTCGGGTGCTTCTCGCTGCGCGCTGGCTTGTCGTAATTCATTACGGTCACTTGCGAGCGGTCTGCATTCCACAGGTGTGATGCGCCCTCCTTCCAGCCGTAGATGCACGGCTCGTGCTTCCACTGGTAGTCTTGGCGCCCGAGCACCATCGCGTTTTTATTCCATACGAGATACTGCCGCGGTGCCCAGCCCATGACGGTCATCGCGGTCACGACGTTCTGACGCTCCATGTCCGCATGCCAGATATAGAAAACGCCGCCGCCCTTGAGGTGAGCGTCAGCATGTGAAAAGGCAGCGATGAGGAGCGACTGATACGCCTCGGCGCTCTGGCTATCGTTCTCGATTTTAAGGGCATTCTTGGTCTTCCCTGTATAGCCGACGTTGTACGGTGGATCGGTGAGCACCATATCGGCCTTTGCACCTTCACCAAAGAGGCGCTCGACGTCCTCCTGCTTTGTAGCGTCGCCGCAGAGCACGCGATGCGCGCCGATTTCATAGAGGTCACCAAGCACTGAGCGCGGTGTCTCTGGTACGTCTGGCACGCTGTTGTTTTTCTCGGGATTGTCGAGGAGCAACTTGCGGTCGAAGCCGGTGAGATCCACCATCGGGAGCGAAAGCTCTTTGAGTTGCTCGATGACGAGCGACATATCCCACTCCGACTCGTTGAGTTTATTATCCGCGAGACGGTAGGCATTCGCGCGCGCTTCGTCGATATCCACCTCGAGCACTGGCACCTTTTCGAGCTCGAGCAGTTTCGCGGCCTCAAAACGGCCGTGGCCCACAATGATGACGCCCTCCTTATCGACGACGATCGGCTGGTTGAAGCCAAACTCTCGGATGCTGGCAGCGATTTGCTGCACCTGTGCCTCTGGGTGCTTCTTGGCGTTTTTGCCGTACGGCGTGATCGCCGAGAGTGCTCGTTCGACGATCTTCATAGCGTTACTCTACCGAGATCGTGGTAGCTGATTTGAGGCCGTTCGCGACGAATGTGAAGGTGTACTCACCCGCCGACTTGAACTCGTAGTGGAGGCTGTATACGGGAACCACGCGCTTCTCACCGTTCACGTAGATAGGCGTCTGATCACCAGTGCCATGCATCACGCTTGATGGCTCTTTGTTCACTGTGATCGTCATATCCGCATCCTTTACTGGCGATCCATCGGCGGCGTAGAGCACTGCGCCGAGTTCGATGTAATTGCTCTCGTCTTTTACCTCTTCCGAGTGCTGGTACTTGCGCCCGAGACCTTTGCCCGGGATCGGGCTGATGATGTCGATGCGCGCCTGTGATACGGCCGATACTTCTGGGATGTTTTCGCTTGGAGTGTTCATAGGTGGAGTGCTATTGCTGGTAGATGAGCCCGTTGTTGCAGTGGATTGCATGGGCGCGGATGGTTGCGACGATGCGACCGATAATTGCGTCTCGGCTACCGTGAGCGCTTGGTGCGCCACCTCCGTAGCCTGTGCCCGGAACTCGGGCGAAAGCCCCGGATTTTGCCCCACCATTACGAGTAATGACAACGCTGCGATCTTGAGCATTAGTGCTTGTATCATTCATACACTATAGCGAGCCGCCGCGTATAAGTCCAGCCCCCGAGGGGATAACCTAAAAGGCGAAAAATATGGCTATCTTGAGCCACGTTCCGACGACGGCAGCGGTGATAACGAACACGATGCATGCGACTACGAGCGAACCGAGGAACTCGAGAAATCCTTGCATAATTATTGCTGTCTGATCTTCTGCGGTCGCTCGACGATCATGCCGCTCGTGGTGACGAGTAATGAGGCAATGCTCACCGCGCTTTCGACGCCAGCAATCAATACCTCCACCGGGTCGATAACACCCACTTCGAGGAACTTGCCCGTCTTGCCTGTTACGACGTTGAGCGCTTCGCCATCTTTGAGCTCGGGTACGTCCAGCCCAACGTTTGCCATGAGCTGCTTGTGCGGCGCCTTAAGCGCAGCGTTGAGAATAGGGCTCGACGTCTCGAGACGTGCGAGAGCGAGGCCAGAGCCGCACACCACACCGCCACGGAATGCGGAGCGCACGGCATTTACGGCATCCTCGACTTTGTATTTGAGCGCGCGGAGCTCGTTTTCTGTCGGAGCGCCGATGCGGATAACAGCGATCTTGTTCGAGAAGAATGCGAGGCGCTTACGGAGTGCCTCCTTTTCTTTTTCGCCCTCCGCTACACCTTCCGCTTTGCGGAGGTCTTCGATGGCGCGGTTGATGACGACCTTCTTGCCCTTCGGGCCGACGATGATGGTCTCCTCGCGGCGAGCGATCACTTTCTCCGCTTGCCCGAGATCCTCGATCTTCGCATCTTCGAGCTTGTCGCCCTTTTTCATGCTGAATACGCGACCGCCCGTCATGAGCGCAATATCCTCGAGGAGCACGTCACGGTTGTCACCGGCCGGTGCTACGACAGCGATGCTGTGCAATACGCCGGGTTTCTGCGTGTGCGGGTTCATCACGTGCGGCTCGTTGATGATGAGGGTCGCGAGCGCATGCTGCTCGACGTTTTCCGCGATGACGAGGAGCGAATGCTTGCCAGCCGCGGCGAGCTTATTCATGATCGGCAAGATGTCGTTCGCTTCGGTGAGGCGATAGTCCGTAATGAGGATGTGCGCCTTTTCGATCACCGCTTCCATGCGGTCGGGGTTGTTCACCATGATGGGGCTGATGTAGCCGTTGGTGAGTTTGATACCTTCGGAGAGCTCCGAGGTTGTTTTCATCGTCGGGCCCGAGTCGGCGGTGACGATGCCATCTGCCCCGACCTTGTACCAAGTCTCGGCAATGAGCGTGGATACTTCCTCGTTGTCGTACGAGACACGCGCGACCTTCTTGAGATCTTCCAGCGTCTTTACGGGCTTCGCCTGTGCGCGGAGCTGCTCCACAGCCTCTGCTGCCCCTTTGCGTAGCTCACGCTCGATTTTATGGCCATCGCGGCGCTGCAAATCGGCGACCGTATTGACCATAGAGCGCGTCATGATGGTTGCGCCTGTAGTGCCGTCACCGGCGCGGTCGTTGGTCTTGATGGCCACTTCGCGTACCACTTTGAGCACGGCATTTTCTACCGGGTCGGAGAGTTCGAGATCGCGGAGGATCTGCACTCCATCGTCGAGCACAAAGCCGTGCGTCACTTTTGAAATGATGACCTTGTTGCTCGCTGGACCAAACGTGGGAGCAACGATGTTGCCGATCTGGTCGACTGCTCGCTTGATAATCGGGAACGGGTCCTTTGTGATGATCGTGACGTCACTCATACTACTTTTTTACAGGTACTTTCTTAATAAGGCTATCGAAATACTCACCGATGCATTTACCGTTATGGAAATGCAGGAACGACGAATGGAGTCGTTCAGTGTGCCAGAGTGAGTGCGTATCGCCCGGCGGGACGGCTATGCCCGATCCTGCGCCGAGGCTCACCATGAGCGTGATGTGCGGCTTCGCGCCGATCTCGCGTTTGCAATGGTCACATTTGTATACAGTGTGCTGGCTCATGAGATTTTTATTACGCATTGCTCTGGCTTATAAAGGCGCATGTAGAGGCGCTTTGTTGGACCCTGCTGCTGCGCGTAATTGCGCGCGTGAGCTTTGAGATATTGGACGTTGTTTATGCGTCCTTTAAAGCCCTTGGTCCATCGGAACTTACGGCCGCAAATCTGGCACACTTCCCACTTCGCGACGCGCGTGTCGCTGAGGACATGCATGTCATGGGGTAGACCAAACTTGCAGCCGTAATCTTCCATACCTACTCCGCTGACTGCTCACCTGCACCCGTCTGTTCGCCGGATCCAGTGTTCTCGGCGTTTTCGACCGAGCTGCTATCGGTAGAAGCTGCAGCTTCCGACGACTCGTCGGTCTGCGCAACGTCTTTGTTTTCAGTGTCTTCGTTCATGGTATTTTTTCGTACGAATTATAATGTTCGACCCTATTTGATGAAGGCGATCACGAACTCATCCTCGAGGATGCGGTATTTCACCTTCTTGCCCTTTTCATCGAGCTCAATTTCCTCGCCAGCAAACGCGCCGTATATGACGCGGTCGCCCTTTTTTACGTCCTTGATCTCACTGCCGACGGCAATGACGGTCCCGAACGCTTTTTCTTCTTTCTCCACTGACGAGGGAGCGGAGATACCGTGCTCGCTGACTTGGCTCTCGGCCTTGTCGCGCTCCACCAGTATGTATTTGCCTCTTGGTACGATTTTCATATTCACATGAGTTCGCTTAATGGCGTATCCCGACCTCTCTCTGCGTTCGCTTTGATGTGCTCGCGTCGGATGATGTCCTCTTCTGGCTCGGGGTCGATTATAAAACCCTTCGGTCTTGGCCCAGCCATCGCGGCCTTTGCTTCGATTGCCGTCATCTTTGAGATGAGCGGGGCTCGAAAGTACGCGAGCACGATTGCGATAAATGCGGCTGTTACCATCCCTGCGATCCAGCCTACAAAGGCGACTTGGAAGAACAGCCACATACGCTACGCTTCTGTTGCGATGCCAGCCTCTGGGGCTTTTGCCTCACCAGTCTTTCGCGTGTCAAACATGATCGGGCGCGCACCGATGGTGCCGTTCGGATTGATGAACGCGCTCGCACCGAGACCGAGCTCGTACTTGCCGAGGAGTGGGATCAACTCTTTGTTGAACTCCTCCACGCGGCCGACGATTTCTTTCTGCGCCGCTTCCACCTCTTCGGGCGTCATCTCCTTTTTCTCTTCTACTGCTTCTGACATGAGTTTGAGATTTGATTGATAATAAGATCAGTATAGCGACGGGTCGCTCTCACGCAAAGAGACGGCTGTGGATAATCACGCCGTCTTTTTTGCTGGCCACCGCTTTTCGGCGCCTTTCTTCCCGAGTTCGCTCATTCCCTTTTTGCCGAGTTTCTTGGCGATTGCTTTACCGCCTTTGCGTCCGACAAGTGCGTACGCCTCGCGCTCTGCTTTTGATATTCGTGTCTTTTTCATAGTTTTTACGTCTTGTGTCTCGGGCACGTGGTCGGATTTGGATCGCGTTTGATGAGTGCAAACGCTACGGTCACCGACACTGGCTCGCCCTTTCTATCTGGGAGCTACCCCCGCACGCGCCCAAGACGCAGGACGCTCAAGAGCATTATAACGTGCTGTCGCATCATCCCGACGGGTCGCTGTGGATTACTTTAAGAACTTCGTGTCGAGGGTAGCGCACGCCTCAAGGATACGCGACACCATTTCTTTTGAAATGACGCTTCTACCCCCGACTGCCTCTTGGACGAGCAGCACTACCGCCTCCTTTTTGAGCTTTCCGTTGAGCAGTTTGCTTACCCCGTTTGCGAGGTCCACTATCGCCTGCGCTGTCGCTTCCACGAACTCCCTCGCTTTTTTCTCCTCCTCCGTTTCCGGCTTCGTTGTTACGTTCTTCACCATGGTTTTCTTTTTCTTTAACGCCCTCTCGTAATGGTGCCAGATTGTAGTTTTCAGTCGGCGGGGCTTTGACGCCGGTGAACTCTTCGATTTCGAGAATGTACATGCAGAAGTCGCCGACCCCGAGATCCGTCGTGGACCCTTTCTTGCGCACATTCTCACCAAGCACTTGCACGATGCCCTCGCTGAGAAACTTCCCCTTGAAGAGCTCGTGCAACGCATCGAGGTCGCGCTCTCCCGTTTCTTGCGAAATGAGCGGGAGATACACGCCCCAGTAGTAGCGATTTTGCTGATCCGTACGCTTCGGCTTTCGATTGTGGATCTCGAGCGTCACCGCCTCGCCATCTTTAAACTTGTTGAGCTGGTTTTGATACCAGAGTTTGCTCACGACGACGAGGGCCGCTTTGCCGTCTACCTTCGACTTCACGATGCGCGCGGCAAAGGGCTGCGATCGCGTAACCGTGATGCTGTCCTTTGCTTCGCGCGCCATATCGTTAGATGAACTTGCCGACAATCTCTTTCACCATCGCGTCGGCAGCGACCGCCTTGTCCGTCTCGCGGCGTGCCTCGATCGCTTTAATATCCTCGTCGCACTGCGTGTCGATACCCTTGCACGTGTCGCGGTGCATTTGCTCCGCTTCCGCGATCTTGCCACGGAGCACCGACATTACTCGTCTCTCAATCGGCCCTGCAAAAAGTGACGTCATGGCTATTTCGAGAGATTGATAAATGGCACTGTGCTGCCCGGGATCATCTGCGTCGGGAGGTGGCCGTCCCACTTCTCGATTGCCTTGAGGTCGACGTAATCGCGGCCTCCTTGCGCGGCGAGCGACTGCGCCTGTATGCGCTGCGCCTCCGCTGTTGCCTTGGCCGTTTCGATCGTCTGCTGGGCCTCGTATTTGACCTGTTCGAGCTTATTCTTTGCGGCCTCCGCTTGCTGCACGGCGGTCACCTTCGCTTCGATGGCCTGTGTGAACGACTCGCTGAAAGATACGTCGGTGATATCCGCTTTTTCTATAGCGACATTCTTGCCCTCAAAAGCTGTATTGAGTGCAGTGAGCGCGCGAGCCGACATTTCGAGGCGCTTTTGGATCTGTTCTGCTGCTGTGTATTGCGATGCCGTCGCCTTTACCGTCGCGACGATGAGCGGCTCCACCACGTTGTGGTAGTACGTGTCGGCTGATCCATATTGCTGATAGATATTCGCGACCGTACTCGGCTCGATGTGGTAGTTCACCACCACAGCGAGGCGCGTATCTTGGAGATCGTTTGACGCTGCCGACAATGGCTCTTCTTTCGTTGCCGTGAGCGACTGCGTGCGCACATCCATGCGCGTGACGCTTTCGATAAACGGCATCTTCATATAGAAGCCCGGCTCGATCGTGCCCACTACTGCATTGAAACGCGTCTTTACGCCTCGCTCGCCAGCACCGATAGTGCCAAACGTACCGAATAGCAGGACGATGACGAGGAGCGCGCCACCTCCCCACTTTGCGTATCGTATATATTCTGGGTTCATAATTACTCGCCTTGCACCTTACCTCGTAATGCTTCCACTTCGAGAAGCGTTTGTTTGAGCGACTCCGCTTCTGGCAGCCCGAGCTTGTCGGTCTTTTTCCAGAGCTTCTTGATCTCGCCAGCGTACGTTTCGAGCGCATCACCGACGAGTCCCATTTGCTCCTTGCTGAACTCTATCTTTGCCATGCAAATTATCTGTTAATTTCTAATGAACGAATTATAGCGAGCCGACGGTGGATGGCGAGCCGCCGCTGTGGATATCTTTATGTGGATTTCGCCGCGTTCGCCGCCTTCACCAACTCAAGAAACGTATCGAGGAAGATGACCACCTTCGTGCCATCGTATTGCTCGTGCGTTTGTTTGATGACGAGGATCGGCTCGTACCCGAGTGCTTCGAGCTTCATCGTCTGGCGCCACCAGCCCGGGAGATCCATGCTCGTCGCGTGTTTGCATTCGATACCAGCCTGTCGGCCGTTCACCTGCATATTGGTCCATATATCGCTCTTCTCGCGATTACCGTTGCCCGACCCGTGCGAGCGCGACGCGCGCTGGTCTATACCCTTTGCGATGATCTCGTCGGCCACGTAATTCTCGAGGTCTTTGCCTTTGCGTATGGCAGCGCGCGGCGTGATGCGTTTCTTGGGAATAGCGTCACTCATGGCGTGCGAGGTTATCTTCCGGCTCAGAGTTGCGAAGGCGGGGAGGCGATGAGATCAGTCGTGCGCATCGCTGCTCCGTGATGACGAAAGTACATTTTACCGCAGAGCATGCGAGCATTGCGCGATCGGGCATCTTCGTGAGCATGCTGCCACATTTCGGGCAGCGACCGTCTTTAAGATTTTGCCATTTCATAGAGTAGGGAGCACTTCTTTTATAAGAACGGCTGTATCGTAGTGGGATCTGCAAAAGTACCCCCCAATGACTTCGCCTCTCACAATCCTCGGTACATTTATTCGTCCTGTATCCTCACAGGTCGGCCAGTCGCATTTCATATTTCTCTTGCAGTATACGTGCCGAACCTCGTGCGCACCGCGCCTCCCCGGTGAAGACACCGCATGGCGCGTTCGACGTCGCGCCCAGCGGTAGCCAGATACATGCGCACCTCTTTTTCCGAGAGCCGGATCAATGGCATGCCCTTAGTGTGGAACAGGTTTTCACGGAAGTATTGAAATTGCTGCGCGGTCGCGGTCGTCATACGGTCTTTTTTGCGGCGCGGCTTGCCTCCCACTCTTTATCAAACTCCTCGACTCGTTTTTTGTTCTCGGCGAGCATCTTGTCTCGCTCAGTGCGATCCTTGTTGCCCGATATTTTGCGGTAGAAGGTGAGAAGGCGCGGATCTTTAATCAATTCGATGTTGGCGGCGGGGCTGATGCGGTAGCCGTAATATCGCGCACCGCTCTTGCCAGTGAGACGCGTACGCATGAGTAGGCCCGGGTTCTCCGTGATCATTTCCGATGCGCGCGCGGAGCATTCGTACGATACATAGCCCCAGCGGTTGAGCTCTTTGCAGTACACCTCGCCCATAAGGGCGTGCACTGGGAGATAGTCGGTATTTTTCGATTTGAAGCGAGCATACAGCTGGTAAAAAATCGCTTCTTTTTGGCTGATCCCGTTTTTCATATATCGTAATCCATTGCGCCGCAGACCGTGCACTCTCGCACGTAATATTGCACATCATCCCAGTGTGGGCGCCACGGACCGTAGATGTGAAAGAAGAAGTGTAAAAACTTTTCCATACGCCTATTTTATAGCGAGCCGTCGCTTTCGTAAAATACCAGAAGGGGATAACTTCTTGCCGTAAACTTTGCGCGGCATGAGCCCCGCTTCCTTGAGCGCGCTCTCACTGACGAGCAGATATCCCTGCTTCAGAACGACGACGCACCACTTGCGATGCGTCCCCTTGCGCAGTTCTCTATAACGCTCGATCGCGCCCTCCTGCGTTTTATAAAATTGCCCGAGCAGCATCGTCATAGAAGGCGGCGGTCCGAGCCGTCGAGCTTGATAACGTCGCACATTTCCGTGATGCGTGATGCCACGCGATCGCCGAGGTGCTCGGATAATTCGCCAAGTTGGAGGTTCGACGTGATTATGGTCGGGATCATCTCGCGATATCGCTTGTCGATGATCTTGAAAATCGTCTCGGACACCCACTCGCTCGGCTTCTCCACGCCGAGGTCGTCGATGATGAGGATACCCCGGTTCGACATGATGCGCTCGCGGTTGAACGTATCCTTATTTTTGAAATCGTCGCGAATGAGGTCAAACATCTCCGGCGCAGAGAGGAGGCGCGTATTGATGCCCTGCTCCTCCATGAGCTGCTTTTTTATCGCATAGGCGGCGTACGTCTTGCCAGTACCGATCGGACCCCAGAGGTAGATGCCGCGGCGAGTCTTGCGCACGTCGGTGATGCACTTCTGTATGCTCTCGGGCAAAGCCTCGAAGCGCGCGTTTTTGAAACGCTCAGGCAGTTCGACCGACTTTGTCATATTTCGTACTTTTAGCGCGCCCGGGAGTAAGCACATCATTCCAACGCTCGCCGTTGAGCCACGTCGCCGCATGCGGGATATACCGTCCGCTATCTTTCTGCCACTGCTCGCTGTTTATCGCCTTATGAATGGCCTCGAGGATGAAGGAGGCGAGCTCTGGGGTGTACTGGATCTTCTGCCACGCTTTCCATGCGGCCTTTTTCCCGACCTTCTTTGGGTACGCTTCCCAGAAGGCCACAAAAGCGACGTCTTTGTTTATATTCTCTTTACTTAAGTTATCTTTACTTAACTTAAGCGGCGTTTTCGCACCCACTTGGTTGCCATTTGGTTGACGGCTGGTTGTCGTAGCTGAAAACTCGAATGTTGGCGCGGGAATTGCGCTCTCTCTCCTGCGGTCCTCGCGTATATGCTGGTAATCATCCCACTTTGGATGGTAGAAAAAGCACTCGTCCTCGATGCAGTACCCAACAACGAGCTTTTGGGCGACTATTTCCTTGAGCCAGCGGTCGACGTCTGCGACCTTCACATCGTCGTCGTATGGGAATATCTGGCTACGAATGAGTGACGGGCTACCCTTAAGGCGCCCGTCGTCGTCTCCGAGAGTAATGAGCCCGATGAATAGAAGGCGCGCGTCGCGAGAGAGCTTTGCGACTTGGCCGCTGGCCCATATCGTGCGGTGCACCATTCTTTTCGGTCCTCCGTTCATATTCGCTTCATCATACCGTGCCGTCGCTATCCCCTTTATTTACAGGAGTGGATAACTGGGTCTTAGTAGGGTATCTCTTCCGATCCGACCTCTGCATCAGCATCGTGCGACTCCTCTTTGCGGCTCGCGCCGTCTTTCTTCGGCCCGAACTGCACAATCTCGGCGACGACCTCCGTGCGGTACTTCTTCTCTCCGTCCTTCTCCCACGAGCGCGTCTGCAATCGCCCCTCGATGTAGAGAGCGCTACCTTTGCGCATGTAGGTCGCAATATTGTCGGCGTTTTTACCGAACACCACGATATTGTGAAACTCCGTTTGCTCCTGCTTCTTGCCGTCCCGGTCCTTATAGGTGCGGTTCGTGGCGATGCTGAATGAGCACACGTTCTGACCGCTCGGGAGCGCCTTGAGCTCCGGGTCGCGGGTTAGATTGCCGTATAAAATTACCTTATTTATGTACATGGTGATGTTGTAAGTGATGTCTCCTGCAGAGCCATCGTACTTTTAATGGTTTCGAGTAATCGTCATGGTGCATTTGAGCCTTCTCTCCGCAAACCTCGCATGGCTCTCGTTTTATGTGGCCACGGCGCAGATATACGCCAGCGTAGCTTCGCGCCCGATCTTTTACACGCTGCTCCTCGGTCATAGGGTGTCTTTTTCTCCATTCCCGCATATAGGCGGCGTGACATGGAGCGCAAAGGCGATAATCCTGCGACGTTCGCGGCCACTTCTTGGTCGTAACCATCTTTTGCCTTCTCGGGTTTACCCTGCATTTTGAGCATGTTTTCACGTGAAAAGTGTACCACAGAAACATTAAGCCATTTTTGCGAGTTCCGCGCGGTATCTTGCGTCTATTTCCCGAGCTACCCGGCTCACTCGAGCCAGATACTGTAGGGTTTCCTGCATGGTGGGGGTCACGTGGAAGGATGCTATCTTGCCCGTGAAACCGAGCTCACCGTCCTCGCCCCATGCCGTCTCGGCCCAGTCGAGCCATGCTTCCGTCGGCAATACGCCCTCGTCGAGGTATATAAGGCCGCTGTAGTGCTTTATTTGCCCGTGCTTGCGCGCTTTTGCCTCAGTCCATGGAACACGCCCAGTCTTGTATTCTCGGAAGCGTGGGCCCTTTTTGATGCCATACGTGTCGAGTTTACCGAGCAGATCCACCTCCCCGGCCTCCGTTTTGAATGTGACGCGGATTTCGTGCTCGCGCTTCTCGTAGTGGGGGAGCATGGCGACGACGGTATCGAGCAGCAGATCGCCTGTTTCTGCACCACTCTCGAGCGCGTCGGAGGTCTTTTTACCGAACTCCATCGCTGCATTGCTCAAATCCGCGCCGCCGTGCATGTAGCGTGCGACGTACCGCTCGGGGCTACGCTCCCACATATCTACTTGCGTCCACGATAGGTAGCCGCGCGGATTGAGCAGTTTCTTTTTCATGCAGCTTGTATTTCGTCGATGCGCTTTTTCACGAGCGCGACCATCTCTTTGCGCTGTGCGTCTGACAGCTTACCTTTTTGCGTGGCGAGGTTCTCTTGGTACTCGAGGAGAGCATCCACGTTCTTCGATGACGCCACCATGAGCTTCGCGCGCTCAAACAACTCCTCGTTGTTTGGTGCTTTTGCTTTCGCATCGACGGGGGAGTCGAGCTGGCCCCAGTACACATCGAGTGCGATGCCATAGAGCGAGGCGCACTTTTTGAGGGCATCCGTACCGGCCGCTTTGAATGCGTCACCGATCGGCACATTTTTGTGGATCGGATGCTGGCCGTATTGCCCCTTCGTCACGCGCCAGTTGTTCTTGTGGTCGATGACGGTGAGCTCGCCGTATACCCACACCTCACCCTCGGCATTATTCTCGGTCTTGCGGGGGCTCTCACCACGCTCCGTCACCTTAAACTCCCAGCCAACGGGAGAAAACGCCGCATTGAGCTGGCTGATGACGTAGCCACCCTCGACGTACGTGACCTTTTTACCTCCGCGTCCCGGCTTCTCTTTGATGAGAGCCTTCGGCGTCTCCGCTTTGATTACGCCATCGGCGCGTGCGGAAAGCCCGATCTCATGGAGAACGAGGGCTTTTTCTTCCTTCGTGCGACCGCCTTTAGCAGCCGCGATTTTCTTTGCCATACCTCTATTTTTACCTTGTAATGATGCTCGAATTATACCTCTGTACAGGCGAGCCGCCGCTAGCCCTTAGTGGGGACAAACGTACCCGTCCACGCCGTAATCCTCTGCACACGATACCGAGCAGTAGACGGGTATTCCCATGTCGGAGCAGGGCTCCTTTATTTTTCTACTGGATGTCATGCACTCGAGCCAAACGCCGCACCCTGCGCACATTTCGCCTCCGAGCATCGAGTCTGCTATTTCACCCATATCAGAGGTACTTTTTTATCGCCTTTTCATCGTGCTTTACGAACACATAGTCACCGTGGTTTTTACCACCTTTGCGCAGAACGACGAGACCGTGACCCATATCCACGCAAGCTGGTCCTCCGATCTCGCACGACTCTGCCGACCGTATCAGTTGCTCCACCGACTCACGCGACCAGTCGGCACCGACGAGGATGCGCCCACCGTCGAGGAACGTATGTACCTCCTCGCCTTCCGGCAACAGCGCAAGCGCCTGTCTGACAGTGAGAAGTTTGCGTTTGCTTTTCCGCTTGAACGTCCACTCATAATTCCCGAGATTTTCGACGCGCTTTTTCTCGAACTCGTCAAAGAGCACTCCGTTGTTTTTGTGCCGCTCAATCTCGAGGAAGTCGGTGTGTGTGAACGCGAGTTGCGTCGGGCTAAATGGCTTCACCATTATTTCGCGATGCTGGGCATCAGTGAGCGTTTCGTCGTTGCGGGGGTCGAGAGTAAACCAATCGTTGCACCACTGGCTCACCTCTATTTCACGACCCGCGTATTTGCCTCGGATTACGAGAGCCTTCATACGGTGCCATCGGGGCCGACATTCAGCCCCGACGCGAGACGAATAATTTGCGCGATACTATGCATTTGCATCTGTGCTTTGTAGGCGAAAGTGCTCTCGTCCATTTGGAAGTTGTCGAGGATCTTGCAGCACTCTTCGACAATACGCCTATTGCGCTCGTCCGCTGCCATATTAGCGAGCGCCGATTACCTTCTCCTCGTAAACGCCCACGCCCGGGATCGTTTTACCGGCCAGCGCATCTTTGCGTGCCGCGACCTCGTCCCACTGCAGATAGCCTCCCAGCGCGAGCTGGATGATTTCTGGGCCACTGAGTGTGCCGAGATCTACAAAGCGCACCTTACGCACCGTGCGCGTCTGTACGGAGCCCACGTTGCCCTGCACGTGGCGCTCTGGCTCTTTGATGGCGTCCATTTTGGCCACCGCGGTCTCGGGCTTCATGTAGCCGCTCTCGACTTTCTTCGCAATCTTGAGGCGATCCGCTTCTGCCTTCTTTTCGACAGCGTCTTGGTAGGCGAGCATTTTGCCCTTTACGACGCGCTCCGCTTCGGCGAGGTTCGTTTCAATTGGCTTGAAAAGGTCCCTTGCGCTTGCCAGTGCTTCGTTGAGGGGCTTCGTGATGGCCTCCTTCCGCTCTTTTACCGTTTTTGCGACCGTCTTCATTGAGGAGAGCATGTCGGTCGCCTTGACCATGTCCTCTGGTGTTGCGATCGTGATGGATTGCGCGGCGTTGAGCGCCTTCGACGTCTCCTCCTTGATCACTGCCACCTCTTTCGTTTCAATCTCTGCCATATCTATTTTACTTGGGCGTCTATAGTAATCCCGTGTGAATTGCACTGATCCTTCTGCCACTGCGTGATGTAGTACGCCGCTGCTGCTGGGTTGGATGAGAACTCCGCAGCTTCTGACTTCCATTTGTTGCACTCAGCTACCTCGTTTTTATCCACCCCGTAATTGAAGAGCATCACCACCCCAGCGAAGAACGCGAATACGAGCATGCATGCAACGAGCGTGAAGAGTGCGACCACCGTTTTTTCTATATTCGTCATGATTTTATCTTTCGAGAAGTCGGCCATGCATTCCACAAAGCCGTTCCCTTCTCGTACAGTAATATCGACCATGCGGATACTATAGCGAGCCGTCGCTATATGTCGATATGCTCAATCGCCAAGAAGGGGATAACTCGAAGCGCCACAATACGCCCATATTACGCCATATTTTACCCCTTGACGATATAGCGAGCCGACGTTATCGTCGAGTGGGTCGAGGTAGGTCGGTATCTTCAGCTGCTATAGAGGCAGCGGGATGCTCTCGATGAAGCTGCAGAGACCCTTGCTACGCCGAGGAACAGGCACCACATAGGCGGCGGTATATCCGCACCCAGTGTCGATATTCGGATGAGGCGAGATTTTTTGTGTGCACTTTTCTGCACTCGGCAGTGGAGGCGCGAGTAAGCGGGTTCGACTCCCGTTCGATCCACAAAAGAGAGCCGCCCCGAGAGGGGCGGTTTTCTCTATTGTGGCGGTAGGCCGAGTCTGCGTACGCAGTCGGGGAATTGCTGGTGCCAGTTCACGCTCGGATCGTGCATCATCCTGCGCACGATGGCGCGCTGGGCGTCGGGATCCATCAGCTCTCCCTCAATGCCGTACGCTTTCGAGAACTCGGCAAATGTAGAGGGCTTGAATTGAAGCAGTCCGTAGCTCGGCGTGTTATCGAGATCGTTGGGATTGATCGCGTTCGGATTGCCCGTGCTCTCGCACATCTCGAGACGCTTGAGCCATGCTTCTTGCTCGGCAGTGCCGACCTTTTTCGTGACTTGACGAAGATGGTCGACTGTCGTGGTTGCTGGGGTAGTGGTTGCGATATATGTGACGGATGTGGCTGCCACCTGCGGTATCAGCAGGAGCGTGGTCACCACAGACGTCGCCGCGGCGAGCGCAGCTATGTGTAGAGGTTTCATAGTGATCGGGCAGTCGGGCCCGAGCCGTTAGGTCCTGCGGAACTTCCCGATGATGTCGTTTACGTAGTTTGACCCGCGCCCGATGATGAGGCCCGAGGCTACATAGCTGACATACGGAGAGATTGCGACGAGCCCGACCATTCCGAGGAGGTCGACTTTGTACGCAAACGCGGCGGCGATGCCGAACGCGAGTGAAACGTATTTGAGATACCAGCGCGTGGGCTGGCCCTCAGATGGTGCGCCGAAGAGGTACGTGATCGTGCCTTCGACGAGAGTGGCGAGTAAAAGTATTCCTGCGATAGCTTCCATGGTGTTCTATTTTTAAGCGAACTCGACGTTGAGCTTCGCGCGCGTCATTGGTCCGCAGCGGCCATAGCCGGGTGCCGACGGTGACGCGACGATGCCGCGTGCGATTTGATAATCTCCCACCGCCTTCTCGGTGATGGGGCCGTATTTCCCTGTGCTTTGCGTGTTGGCTGGGAAAAATCCCGCCCACCGCAGACAATCTTGCAGCGACTGGACCTCTGCGCCAGATTGCCCGAGCACAAGGTCATTATTGAAAAAGGCGTGCGGCTTCGGAGTGATGCCCTCTTGGAACTTGAAGTTGACGAGGTAATCCGCGAACCAGTTGCGCGATTTGTAAAAAGACTCGGTAATGATGCGCTGACCGCCCATACCGGCACCCGGACCCCATGAGTCCTCGATGACGAGGCATTTCTGATTTGCGCGCAGCGTGAAATCTACCGCGCACACGGAGTGGCGATTGGTGGTCTCTGCATTCACGTTGAGCGATGGATCTTTGACGGTTGGCGTGTCGGTCCACTCGCCGTCGTTGTTGAAGTAGAACCACACCATCACGCCCTTGCCTGTCGCTTGGATCGTGGAGGCCACTTCGTCGATGTTGCCAGGGGTGAGGCCGAGGTGGTTCGGGACCATGAAGACGTCGCCCACTTGGCGCTTGTACGGCTCCACAACGGCCGCATCCATCTGCGCGTCGGTCATCGTCTGTGAAGGCGTGAGGACCTCGAGTGTGACGCCTTTCGCACCGATTTTGCGCACATCGTCGGAACCCATGCCACCGGCCGGTCGGTTGGCGCGACGCTGGTAGATATCCGTGGCAGAGAAGTGCACGTATACGTTGTCGGTCTGGTAGCGCATGATGCCGAACTCCTTAGCCTGCGTTTGCGCGACGCATGATCCGCTCCCGTTTTGATTGAAGATAGGGAACTTGCGGATCTCACTGGGCTGCTTTTCCCGCCACTGAACGACAGCAGCCGAGGCGAGTACTTCGCTCTGCTTCCAGTCTTTTGCTTTCTTCTCTGGTGGCCTCGTATCGAGGAGCGCACCGCTTTGGAATTGTGTCATAGTGAGGGGATAACTTGCATTGTGCTAATACCGAGCCGACGTTATCATTTTGCCATGAGAATACAGCGTCCGATACTGGCTCTGTGCATAACCTTCGGAGTGGCCGCTGTGCTGAGTAAGTACGGGCTCCGCGATGGTTGCTTGCTTCTTTTCGCGTTGCTCGCTGGTGTCGCCATATACAAGATGTGCTCTCGCTATTGAGAGAGCTCTTTTTGCCGACCTCCGAAGATGTAGGGCACGGGAGTCTCGGGCAGATTGTTTACGGTCGATAGAGTTTCTTTCATTATGCGCAGCAACGTGCTGTCGTTGACCTTCTCGAGATACTGCAGCTTCTTGAGGTTTGCCTTGAGATTTTCTTCGATCTGAATTGAATTGTACGACTTGTTACCGCGGTTGCTGTCGAGGAGGATCTTTTGGAAGAACCCGCGCACGAGCCCACCTGTGGCGATATCCACCACTCCTCCCAGAGCGCGACCGAGCCTCGTGAGAATGCCGCGCTGTTGGATGCGCTGATCGAGCGCGTTTACCTTCTCGAGCACCTTATCTGCCGCCTCTTTCACGCGGATCATGTCGCTCGTGGCTTTGTCGAGCGCCTTTGCCGCATCATCCTTGAGGAAGCTGCGCGCGGTCAATTTGAGACCTGTACGAATGTTCTCGTACGCTTGCGCGTTGACGCTCGTGAGGGGCTCTCCCGTGACCTTTGAGAACGCCTTGGTGCCGAACTCGCCACCGTACTTTTTCGCAATCTGATTGATCTCTGCTGGCGTGAGACCAGTGGTCTTGGCGCGCGCGAGCATGTTTTTTACCCACGCCGCACTCTGAACGTCGCGAGATTTTGTGTAGAACTCCTGCAGTCCCTTAAGCGCTTCCGATACGTAATTGATCGGTGCAGCGCCCGGTGTCTTTTGAGTGAGATCGTTGAGCTTCACTGGCGTGGTGTCCTTGGCGTATTCGAGATCGGTCTTTGCCTGATTTTCCTCGATGGCCGAGCCAAGTCGCTGCGAGAGATCGTCGTACGTGGATACGCTCTTTTTTCCTTTCGTATCGAGCTGCGAAAGCACGCGCGCGCCCGTGGTGCGCATTTTTGAGTCTCCCTGCAGGATCTCGCCAGCATAATCTTCTGCCGTGAGCTTGGGCCCACCGCGTGCAAAATCACCAGCCTTGCCAAAAGCGTACTGCACGGGCGCTTCGACTGCCTGTGCCGTCTTGCTGATCGCTGTATCCATCGCGCCCCCGAAATTGGTGCCGGTGCTCTTTGGGATCGGCGTACCTTCAGCGGTATTTTTTTCGATGTTTTTCACATAGTCGACCATTTTGGCTTTCGCCAGACCACCCGTCGCAGCATCCACTGTTCCAGCGGCTGCGCGCGCGGCGAGCACGACAGGGGCCACTTGGCCAAACGGGTCGTTCACCATCGCGCGCTCTGCTTGCTGCAGAGGCTTGTCGATGTCGGCTTGGTAGTTCGTCGGGATATTCACCCCCGGGATCATGTTGCCGAGAGTTGGCAAGATCTCCTCGGGATGTTTTGCGAAGCCGCCGAGAGCGCTGATGCCAGAGCGGATAGCTTCTGGCACGAGCATCTCGTATGCCGTGTGCGGGATCTCTTTTGCAGTTGCCGCAATCGCAGGAATGACACCACCGCTCTCTTTCGAGAGAGCAGAGAACGCGCCCGGTATCTGTGCGACGTTGTTGACTGTATTTACGGGATTGAGCGTGTCGATAGCTCCTTTCGCGAAATTGAACGTCGAGGTGGGGAGGTTTGCAGCAGTGCGAAGACCCGCCCCGAGCGGGCTCTCTCCAGTTACAGCAGGGAAGAAAGCGCCGTACTTTTCACCGCTCGCCATGTCTGCCATTTGCTCGGGCGACACGCGCTGCTCTTCGCCGACCGTTGAGGGTGACGACTTGATGAGTGGGTTTTTTGAGCCAGCCTTAAAACCCTGATATGCAGTGGCGACGGCGTCCACGTACTTCGGGACGTCGTAGCGCACGCCGTATTTATTCACGCCCACCTTGCCCTGCCACTCGGGACCGCCGCTATTCCAAATCGAGGCAATTTGCCCCGGATTGTAGCCTTGCTTTTTGAGCGACTCGAGCTTTTTGTACGCCACTTCGTTCTGCAGTATTTTATCTGCCTGTGTGAGCGGCACGCTCTTGCCGGTGAGATTTTTTACGTCTGCGTTCCACGTATCCTCCGTGTACTGGTACGCACCAAACTCGCCCGACGCACCTTTTGCGGTGTACGGGTCTTTTTGGCCGCGCGTTTCGACGGAGCGGATCGCTTTTGCGAGATTGACGATGTCTTGGTCAAGCGCAGCGGGAGCGGCCGCTGGGGCCGCGGGTGCTTGCTGTGGTACTACGGTTGGAGTTGCCATGGTATTTACCAGTCATAGATGGATCCACTGCTCGAGCTCGACTGTTGAGGCTGCGAGCTGAATGCGCCACCGGCCGGTGCTTTAATAATCACGTTACCAGCGGCGTCGTAATCGACTTGCGCATTGATCGGCGCGTTGAGTATCTGTTTGAGATTTTGGAAGTGCAGCTGTACTTTCGCGAGGTTCGCTTTGAGCTGCTCCGCGCTCTGACCTTGGTCGAGCGATGCGAGCGTCGACTGCAAGAGGCGATTTTCCTGCTCGGATACTTGGCCGAGCGCGCCACCTGTCGGCGACGCCGCGCGCATTGCCTGCAATGCTGCGAAGCCCACGTTTGCCTTGATGGTATCGAGCTGGGTGGCGAGATTGTACTGCGGTGTGCCTTTGATGCCAGCGAGGTACGCCATCGCGCCCGTATTCGAGCCGTCGATTGTCGGCATGATATCGAGCACCTTTTGGATGACCGTATCTGCCTGCGCGATCGCGTCTTGGTTCGCCTTACTGACCGCAGGAGAGCTCGAGAGCTTCTCGGCGACGCCTTGGCGCAACTGCTGCGGTACGTCTTCGAGTTTCGCCTGACCGCCTTTAATGAGATTGACCCATGAGTCCTGCGACGCGTCGTCGGCGCCCGAGATAGAGCCCGCATTGATCGGCTCGAACTTGCCGGTAGCCGCGTTGAATGCCGCGGCGGTGCTGCCGAACGGCACGCTGACCGTGCTCGTCGCGAGGTCGCGGCGTGCCTTGGTCATCGCGTCCGCGCGATCGAGCGCTGCCTTGGACACCGTGGAGGCCGTCTGGCGTTTCGCCTGCAGCAATGCAATCTGCGACTCGAGCGGTTGCGCCAGAAGGGCCTGTGAGCGCTGCTGTGCGGCCTGTTGGCCCGTGATGAAGGGGAGCGCGATAGGCTGGTTTTGCGTGTTCGTGTACGCCGTAGCGGCCGCTGTATTGAGGCGGTTGAGGTTCTCGGTTGCCGCGAGCTCCTCGTCGGATGGCTTCTGAGAGTCCATGTACTTCTTGAATAGGTCCTCGGCCTCGGGCGTGGTGATGAGCGGATTATAGCTGCCACCGCTGTACGGAAGCGCGGGAGAACCGCCTGCGCTGTACGAGTATGAAGACCCACCCGTGGCGTTGCCGGTATTCGATCCCACCGATGCAGCATCACCTGACACCGCATTTTGCGCTGGAGTAGATGGGGTCACCATCGCGCCAGTCGCGGGGTTTGCCGTACCCGATGGCGTCTGCACGAAAGCTGGTGTGGCTGGCGTACTCGGCGCAGAGGAAGCCATGCTCGGGAGTGCTGGCATCTTCGAATATGCACTCGGAGTAGAGGAGCCGTCGGCGTTTACCGTTGCGAATGGACCCGCACCAAACTGGCCCGGGCGAAGCGCAGTATCGCTCGACTGCAAATTGCCCGTCGCTGGTGCGGCCGGTTTTGCATTGAAGCTCGTCATCGGCGTGGCAGTCGCGGGAGTGCTGGTCTGCATCGTCGAAGAGAGCGAAGGGAGCGCTGGTTTTGCGGTCGAGATACCAAACGTCGGAGCCGGAGCGGCTGGCTTCACGTTGACCGCATTCCAATTGATAGGAGTCGCGGCCGTCGCTGGCGTGCTCGTTTGCATGCCGCTCGTAGCGGTAGGCTGCGCGGGTTTCGCGAGGAGAGAAAACGCGCTCGAAAGTGTAGGGAGTGCTGGTGACATGGTGATTTTTAAAGGCTGATAAGAAGGTTAGGGTTTATCATTTCGTAATCGTTGCCGGAGTCGAGAACAGGGTCCGTCGTGGCGTTTGCGTAGCCGACGATGAGGTCACGCACGCGACCCGTTGCGGAGCGCCCACCTTGCGGCGGTGATCCGTGCAGATCGAAAAGTCCCTGTGCGCGCTTGTCGCTCTCTTTCTGCCAGTAACTGGCCGCCGCATAGACCCACGGGAGGTCATGGAACGCTTCGGGAAGCAGCGGCATTTGCCCGATAGTGTATGCAGCAGACCCTGCACTGATCGAAGTGCCGCCGTACGCGCGCGCGAGCGTCATCGTCGTCGATGTTGGTACAGCTGCAATCTCATACCAGAGACCATCGCCAGTATTTGCCGTGTTCGAATATGTGAAGCGAATATACCGACCGACCATTTGCGACGTCCACGATGTGCCCGATCCCACGACTGCAGTGCCGCCGTTTGCGATAGAGGTGATCGTGCCAGTCGTGTAGTCAGCGACCGAGAGATCAATGACTCGGCATTTTTGATCGACGTACACAGTGTTGCTCGAGCTTGCTGGCACCGGCCAGAGGTAGATCAGGCCGTTTTCCACAAAGTACCACTCAGGAATGTCGGACACATAGCTGCGGAGGTTGAGCACGTCCCACGTTTCGCGATCGGGGCAGCGCTGCGGGGTGTATCGAATGGTCGATGATGCTGGGATGACGGAGATTTCGCGCACGAGATCGCAGTCGTACGGCATCGGCACCGACTGCGTGCTTGCAGTCGTCGAGACAGTGCGGTTGCGATTGAGAAACGGCCAGTCCATCAGCGCGCAAAGGTGGCGATAGTCGTCGTTCGCCATTTGATCGAGATATGAGAGGTTTGCTGTCGCAGTATTTTTTGTCAAAACGCCTGCGAGGTTCCTGCCTTCGGTGTAGCTTTTCATATAGAAATTATATCAGTTGTAAAGTCAAGAGTACGGACACAGTCGCCAGAGATGTGGGTGTGCCTGTGAGCTTGAGAGCGAGTCGATCCGCGCTGGCAAGCGTCTTATTCGCACTCGTATTTGTAATCGTGGCCGTCTGCACGGTATTCGCCGCCGCTTTGAGCGATAGGGTGGAAGCGAGCGCGGTCACTCCACTCCCCGCAGCGGTCGTGCCGGTGAGCTTCTCGAGATCGAGCGTGACAGAGCCTCCATCCGTACCAGCCGTGCTGTGCACTTCTTTAAAGCCCGTGATGAGAGCGGTTGCTGGCACGATAAGAAACACGCCGTAGTACCCCGCTGTCGCGGCGCTCACGCCCTGTATGGTGTGATGCACAAAAAGCTGCTTCTGGCCGATGTCGAACCACGAGAGAACGTTGGAGTCAAAGCCATTGTGATAATGCGTCGGTGGTTCACCGAGCTGCTTCTGTATTTTTACAATCGCATCCTCGAGCTCTGCGATCCTTTCTTCTGGTGTTTTTGGCATACTATTTATAGGCGCGGAACTCCATCAGATCCATGCCGTTCGCCGCGGCAAGCTCCACTTGGAACTGGATATTCTCGAGGTCAATGAGGCCGCAGTCGTAAGTGTCAGATGTTTGCCCGACCGCAGTCGTGAATGTTGTGATATTCGTAAATGCGCTTTGCAAATCTGTGCGATACCCGACGCGAATAGAGCCCGATACACCGTTTGCAATCTGGTACTCGATTTGGCTGATCGTGTTTTTCTCTGTTTTATTCCCGATGCGGTACATTTGGCTCTGCAAAATCACCGAGCCGAGCGTCGAGTAGCGAGACGTGCCCACTGTGTCGGCGCCCCCCGCGTAGCCCAACTGGTAAAACTCCGATGTGGCGAAAAGTGCCGTTGTATTCGCAGCGCCAGTCGATGGGATATTGTCGAGCGTCATCTTGCCGTCGGCGGTGAGCATGTATACGCCGCTTCGACCCGAGGCAGCGCCGACACCGACGATGAGTTTACCCTCAGCAGAAGCAATGCCGCCCCACGTCACGTTGTTCGACTGCACGGTGTTACTGTTGTTTGCGAGGTACATTGGCACCGTCGTGAACGGGCGAACGTACGTGCCCTGCGTCCAGTAGATATTGCCGCGCTGACCAGCGAGGATATACACGATATTGCCGAGGTTTTTCATTTTGTTGCCTCCATACTCGCCGATAGGGAGTGGGAGGCCGTACGAGTCGCTCGAGCGATCCCACGGGTAAATGTAGCTATCGTTGCTTACGCTGATGAGAAGGTTGACGCCGAGCTCTTCGAGCCAGTACGTGAGAGAACCGAGAGGGAGATCCAGCGCTTGGTTGTTGTATGTGTACGTGCCAGCAGTTCCCGGATCGAAAACGCTACCAGCGTTCTCTTTGATGCTGCCGACGTAGCGATCGTCGGGGAAATAAATGATGTTGTCCTGACCATTGCGCGCAGCGTGGCTGTTGCCGCTCCCTGCGCCACTATTCATCGTCTTCCACCCGTTCGTCCAGCTGGGATTTTCTTTTTGAGTCGTACCAAAAACGTTTACGACGTCGATGTTCGCGTTGCGAAAAGCGAAGAGGTAGGTCGCAGAGCCATCTGAGACCCGGAACACAGCAATGCCGTTGCCATCTGCACCCGAGAGAGCAGTCGTTCCACTCCCAGTATCAAGCGCCGAGTTCCACAGAAGATGCGCGGATCCATTACCCACGTCGTACCAAACACGACCGTACGAGTCGATCGCAAAAACAGTGCTCGCGCGCGGATCGTATGCGTAGTGCCTGATCGTACCCGGCAGAAGTGGAGTGATGGTATGCGTGCCTGTACCAGCGTCGGTGATGTTGATCGCCGTCCCCGCATTTGCATTTGCGATAGTAGTCGCCACTTTGAACGTGGTCGCAGAAACGTATATCAAGAAATACGTCACATTTGCTGTGAGACCTGCGGGAAGCGTACCTGATGAGGTGAACTTCACCGCTTGGCTGGTGAAATTACTCGACGCGAGTGAAGATGCGGCGGTGCATACGTCGCTCGCAGCGTCGGCAGTAAAAGTCGTGCTCGTGAGGCCCCACGTGAAAAACGCTGTGGTCGGCAGCTTCGTGATGCGCGCAGCGCCCGGGAAGTCGTCGATCTCCACGCCCTGCAAGAGCGCGTTTCCGAGATGAGGCGATTGCGCGATGCCGTCGGCCCAGTTATTCCATGTGATGAGGGGCTCGGTTGTCATATATCACTTAATCATCCCCGAGAGTACGTCACGGAGCTTTGTTGCGATGATCGTGAGCCCTTCTACACCGAGGAAGCCACCCGACCCTGCGATGGCGAGCGTCATGTATGGATTGTCGAAGAACTGGAAGGCAATGAGTGCGAAGATGACGCCAGAAAATGACGACATCACGGTGAGAAGCGCGAAATCTAAGAGACCCTTTGAGGTCCCATTCCTGTGCGCGTTGCTCGCATGCACGATTGCGCCGAAAAGGGCTACAGTGGCATGCACTGCTACCATTGCGAAACTCGACATTACAGGTTCGTGATCCATAATTTTATTGACCTACGCCGAGAAGTCCGAGACGGCGATACGTTGCGGCAGAGCTTATTGTGAACTCAAAGCGGTCATACCCCGTATCATCAGACCAGACACCAAGGTTGGTCCCGAGCTTTTCGACTCCTCCGTTGTACGTTCCTGAAGTTGAACCAGTCGCCACGATGTAGTTCGTCGAGTCGCGGGTGTTGTTGGGGGTCAAGACTGCCCAATAGTTCGTGGCATCCGCAACGGTATACGGAGTGCCGAAGGTGATTGTATAGTCTGCTTTGTTTCCTGAACCCGACCCAAGAGTCGAGATATCCAACGTGCCACTCGCAAGAAATATGTTTGATGGAACTCCTGCTACGTCTGCCTGCAATCCAGCGGTCAGAGTCCCTGTTGGCGTGCCGACTTTGTATAGATTGCAAAGCAACGACGGAACACTACCGGCTGCGGTTGTCAGTATCTTCAGTCCTGTTGAAGTCTGGGCATCGCTGTACCCAAAGCTTGTGTTTGGAGTCGTCGAAGCAGTTGTGGTAATGGTCGTCGCCATATTTTACGCGCCTTTGTAGCCAGTAGCTGATACCTTCGTGCTCGCGCCAGTCGTGACGTTCGCGCAGTAAATAGCGGTTGCCGTTGTCGGCTGGCGAAGAGGCACGGGGAATGTGACCGATGCACCGCCGTATACGGCAGCCGCAGGGATCGTGTAGAGAGTCGTGCCGCCGCTACCATCCTGAATGATGACGTCGGTGCCGACCGTCGCATGCGAGTTTGATACGACGATGTTGGTGATGTAATTGCGAAGACCAGATGCTGGAGCCGCGATGAGGGAGGTCGAGGTGGTGCCAGTCATCGCAGACGTGATTGCGCCCGACACGAAGTTTTCAGGGTTCGCATACGGGAGCACGATCAGTTTGCCTACAAGGTCCGAGATGAGGTTTGCGCGGTCGTTTGCAGCGACTGCTGTAGGCTCTGCGCTCACGGCTTTTGCGCCTACTTTGACAGGCGCGCCAGCATCTACACCATCGTGCGCGATGTTACCAGCAACGAGATTGTTGCCCTTGGTATCGGTCGCCTGCGCGATGTAATCTCCATCGGCAGCGAGCGAAGATTGCGCTTCGTTTGCAACGCCGAGCGAGAATACGCCAACGTCGCCAGAGGTGTGCGCAGCATCTTCGGCTTTGCCGAGTGATGTTGCGGCAGTGCCCGGAGTGATAGTACCGACCGCAGTGACGGCTGAGACAGTCGAAACGGTGGTGACGGTCGCGAGCGTTTGTGCGGCAGCGATTTCGACAGCACCGATTGTGACGCCAGAGTTCGCAGTCAATTTACCGATGCCGTTTGTACCAGCAGGAAGTGCGGTATCGACTTTCGCAGATACCCAGAGGCGACCGGCCGACATTTGCGGCTGCTCGTAATCGCCATCGGTGCCAGAGGAGTTGGCGGGAGTATCGAGACGTTTGAAGAGCACCTTGACGCCGCGATCGCCGTCGGCGCTCGCAACGTCTTCGTTTTCCGCGATGCTCGTCGCACCAGCAGCAATTGCTCCCGCAGCGATAGCGCCGCTCGAGATTGAGCCCGATGCGAACGCGCCAGAGGCGACAGCACCTGATGCAATAGCACCCGAGGCAATTGCGCCGGATGCGATACCGCCAGAGGCGACGTTTACTTTGATCGCCGTCGCATTCGCGCCCGTGTTCGCGATCGAGACCTCCATCGGAGTGGTCGCGTCGCCGATGACTGTGCCAGCGGCATTGTAGAGCGCCACGTGTTGCGCGCGCTTCGGAGTGATTGCAACGGCGGCAGCGCGTCCGTCGGTCACGGTATCAATCGTCGAGTGGTAGAAGCCCATCGCTGGCGTACCCGTTGAGGTGCCAGCCGTAAATGCACTGTTGTCGGTCGTGCCGCCCACTGAAAGCGAGCCTGTGACGCGCAACGCGCCGGAGAGGTCGGTGGAGAGGCCGACGAGGTAGCCCTCCGTGTAGGAAGGTGCCGCAGCGGTTGCAATGCCTACGAGCGCGCCGATGTTGGTCGCGCCCGGCACTGCGGTGTTGCTCGTACGGTCGCCAGAAACGGCGCCGACGGTGACGCTCGCATTTACGAGCAGTCGGTGGGTCGAGGGATCGGCCCAGAGGATCACGGTTGCGTCATCCCCCGCGTTGCTCTTCGCGAGGAGGGTTGGGACGCTGTTTGCATTTCTTTCTGTTGCCATAGTCTATTTTTGTAAAATCTCCGCTTCACGCTTATCCATTGCAAGTCCGCGTTGAGTGATCTCTTCGCTGGCTTGTGTGAGGGTCGCGTATCTGTCGGCGATCTCTCGATCCTTACTTTGATAATTTGCAGCCAGTGTGGCCTCTCTTTCGTCAAGCTCTTTCGTACGCACCTCGTTCGCTCGCGCATCCTGCAGGGCCTTCTCTTCGCGGTTCGTCATCTCGATATTTTTCTCGAGAACGGCCGCATTGTAGATAGCCCATTTTTCGTTGAGGGAGTCGGTGGATGCTTTGAGTCGCGCCTCCGTTGCCCTTGCAATGCGCTCGCATTCGGTGAGCGTTTCATCGCGCTCGTCGAGCTCCTGCTCTCGATCGGCGATTTTCTCGAGAGACTCTACAATCTTTTCTTCTACAACATCGGCGTGGTTCTCTCGCTTTTCAACATCCTGCTCGCGCTTTTTCGATGCCTCATTTCGCTCCTGTGCCTCTTTGAGCAACGCATCTATGGGTTTCATCAGTTCGGCACGTTCCGTGCGCAGTGGGGCGATTTGGCGCTCAAGCGATGCGCGCTCATTTGCCTCCTCTTTGCGCATGGATGCAATGGATGCGTCTACACGCGCCTTCTCCTCCGCTTCGATGCCATGCAGAATATTGACACTCTGTATGAGTCGCGCCTCCTCCGAGCCGAGATCCCGAACACGGGCTCGCGCCTCTTCTATAGCCTTGGACGGGCCTTTTTTGACTTCGTCGGGCTGGAGGAGGTGGACCATACAATTTAGAGAATTACTCCCGAGATATTTGACTTGCACCCTGACGTTCCGTCGATGGTGACACTCACATCAGCGCCAGCAGAGCCGACGAGCGGTGTAGTGAAATTGAAACGGTACGAACTCGCGCCGACGATATCCTGCCAGATGGTAGTGCTACCGTCTTTAACGAGAATGATCGCGCCAGCCTTATCGGAGCTCGCGCAGATATCAGTGATGTAAGTACGTTTGCCAGTGACGCCCGAAATGGTCGCCACGGCAGAGGTCGCATGCGTAGCTGTTGCCGATGCGCGTGCGCCACTATCGAGTGCGTTCATGGTGTTTTACGCTTTCGCGTCATTACTACCAGTGAGATCGAAGCCCGACTCGTCGTCGTCATCGCCAGCTGGCGGGGTAATAATCTGTGCCGCTTTTCCGGGGCCAGTCGGGTTCTCGGTATCGAGTTCCTTTTCTGGCACTTTCTCGATGAGAGCCTGTTGCGCGGAGGCAGGGCCTTCGTCGATATTCGCTGGCTTTTTGACTTCGATATTCATGGAAGGCTCGGCAGCGGCGCGCGCGATTTCTGCGTCGATTTCGTTGTCGGCCTCGAGCGCAGTGTCAGCGATATACGCCTTGTTGAACATCTCCATGAATACAGGCACTTGGCGCGGGAACTTCGGCGACGTATACGTCTCCTTCCCCGTACGGATGAGCTCGCGATTTGCGAGGTGTTTTGCGAAGTGCTCGGCGAGATATGCTGGCATGTATACCTTCTCTCCCACCTTAAAAGTCTTTGGTTTTCCGTTCCAATAGCCAGTGAAAGGCTCGCTGGAGAAATTGTGGAATGTTGCGTTTTGCATGGTTCATTTGAGTGTCGCTTGGGCGATCAGCGACTTATTGTTAGCGCCCTTTTGCCCCGAGGTCCGCGCAATTTGCGCGGACCATCGGAGCGCACAATCCTTAGTGAATTGTGAGGTAGATGAGGTCGTACTCGGTCGCCGTGAAGAGCTGCATTGCCCAGCCGATAGTCGGCAAGATTGCAGTCGAAACGATGACGGAGCCAGCCGTAGCGGCCGAGACCGTGACCGGCACACCCGGGAGGGAGATGCTGGTCGCAACGCCCGAGAGGACGCTGCATGCGCCGTACGTCTGCACCCAGCCGAACTGGGCGTTGGTGATGGCGTACGTCGAAACACCGACAGGCTGACCCGTCGAGGCCCCACCGGGGCTCACGATGATCTGGTCGTACGGATGCTTAACGAACGTCACCTTTGACGACGTGGTGAGCGCGACCTTGAGCGGATCTGCGAGAGTGACCACGCAGTTTGCCGCAGAGGATACCGCCGTGTTGCTGGCGACCTTGTAAAGGTAGCCCTGACCCGGCGTGACGGCGACGGACATGTAGCCGTTCGCGAGCAAGTTCGCAGCGAGAGTGAGCGAGCCCGTGAGGGTAACGCTCGTGTCGCCGATAGCTGCCGCGCCGACCGCAAGACCGCCAACAGGCGCTTGGTTCGTGCTGTCCCATGCTGCCGCTGCATACACCTTGCCCGGGACAGTCGTGGTGGCGCCGTTTTTTGCATAACGGAACCCGCGACCATCCGCAGTCTCGACGTATGCACCCAGCACATGAAGCTGCTGGGAGCTGTCTGAACCGAGGTCAGCCGCAGCTGCGGTGACAGGTCCAGTGAGAGTTGTGATGTTTGGAGACATGATTATTTACTAATTTAATAATTTAGAGAATGGATCACGAGGCGGCGAAGATGCCCGACTGCGCGACCATCACCCAGTTCGTACCGTCACAAACGAGAGTGATGGTATCGCCGACCACTGCCGTACCCTGAGTGTTCGTCAGAGTCGTGCCGCTGATCGCCGTACCAGTCGCTGTCGTTTTTGCTTTGATCGTTCCACCTGTGACGGTGAAGCCAGTCGTGACGTCCGATACAGTGAAGGTGTACCAGAGACCGTTTGCTGCCGTCGGCAAAGTCCACGAGGGGCTGCCGGAAGTAGAACGGTTGTTGAACGTCCACCCGCATTGCGCAGCTGTGAGAGCGACCGTCGCGCCCACAAGAGCACTCTGTACCACCGTCCTCACTCCCATTGGCCCCGTCGGAGCTACGGTGAAGACTGGTGCCGCAGTGAAGGTAGCTGCACCCGTGAAGGTGGAAGCACCTGTGACTGCGAGCGTACCGCCGAGCGACGTATTTTTCTGGGTGTTGAGCCCAGCAATTCCGACGATCGGGATATAGCTTTCGATGTATTGAGTCATGGTGATTTTGTTCGCTAATAATTTTCACCGATGACTAAATACCTGCGACGGCAGTGAGCTTGCCGTGGCGCTTCGGGTTGGTCGTGATGAACTGACCGCCGAAGTAGATGTGACCGACTACCGATGCCGAGTTGGCAGGAATAATCCAGTCACTCCATGAGAAGCCGAGACCGATCGGAGCCTCGTAGTCGTTGCCCTCGATCTGGCTCTTGTATGCGACGGGCTTCGCGAACTTGTACGGCAGAGCGTAGAAGTCGAGATAATCCTCGTTGAGCATTTGGAACGTGCCCGAGGTGCACTTTTCGTCCATGAGGATCGGCTTGCCGTTGTACTGGAGGGAGGTAAAGCCCGTGCCGCCAGACATCGACTTCATCGTACCGACGTCCTTCGTGATGCGCTCCTGAGGGCGCAAAAGCTGGCCGTAGTACATGAACACCGCTTCGGTCGTGTAGATCGCCGTTGGCTTCTGTGCACCAGAGGTGACGTTGGTCCAAAGCGTGTCGACACTCGCGAGAGTGAGCGTGGCCTGCGAGGTGACGGTCGACTTGAGGGTCGTGTACGTCGCGCGCGCGAGGCCGCCGATATTTGCGACGCTGGTGCCGTCATCGACGAGCGCGGCGAGGCCGAGCGGGTCTTTGTTGGCGTTGCCAGTACCGTCTGCGTAGAAGATCGTGCCGAGGTCATCGGCCATGTCCTCAGTATCCGACTGGATAGTGAGCTTCATGAGATCGAGGATCTTCTCGTCTGTGTCCGCTACCGAGAGTTCGTCACCCGGGAGGGCGCACGTGATCTGGTAGAAGGACGGGGTGAACTCCATGAACTGACGATTGTTGGTCGCCGCCACAGAGAACGTATCGAAACCGGCGAACGAGGTGCCCGTCGTGTTTTTGGCGTACTTGATCGGCACGCGAAGAGTACGACCGCCCCACTTTTTGGAGCCGCGTACAACACGCTGGAACAAGACGTTCGAGTTGAGAACGGTGTCCACGACGAAAGGCAGATATTTAGTCTGCACAGTCGTTTGGACCCGCATTCCGTAGAGTTCTGTCATGATATTTTGCTAATGTTTAGTAATGGCTACCAAGGACGGTTCTTCTTGAATGTGTCGGAAGTTGCGATAGCGTCCTCCTTCTTCTCTCCTCCCTGACCACCAGTAGTGGTGGCAGCTGCGACCTTCTTTTTCTCCTCGGTCTTTTCATCCTTTTTTACAGGAGCAGCGGGTGCTGTAGTGCCGTTGAGTATTTTCATACCCGCGCGGTAATTCCAGCGTCCCTTGGAGTCGATGAGCTCATTCTCGACCACCGTCTTTAGGAGCTTCTCACGGTCGATTTTGGCGCCCGTGGGGTTGAGGGTCGTGTCGGCTTCGATTGCAGCGACTTCTGTATTCATCCAGTCGGTCGCCTCTTTTACAGCTTTATCGCCCGCTCCTGCCTTCGCTTCGAAGTTTTTCTCGGCGCGCTCGATAGCGCGGTCCTCGATAGCTTTGAGCTCGGCATCACGATCTGCACGGTAGGCATTCCATTGATCTTGAGTGCCTCCGAACCACGCAGGGATTTTGGTCTGCTCCGCATTTTCTTTGCGCGCACTACCGAACTCCTCGCGGATCGCTTTGAGATCATCTTGGTGGCGCTGCTCTTGGGAGTTGAACCGATTGTTCCACTCGTCCTCGCGCGCTTTCCACCGCGGATGCTCATGAAACGGGACTTCTTTTTCCGTCTGAGTATTTGTTTTCTCCCCCTCAGCCGACTGGGTATCCCCGTTTTTGTTTTCTCCTTCCGATTGCGAGTCGGCCGCGGTTTCATCGGCGGTGTTTTCAGTGGGGAAGGTGATCTCACCCTCTCGCTGAAATACTGCTGCAGTTTCTTCATTCATGAGTATAACATTAAGTCAAGAGCACTATTTTTTCTCGCCGTGCACAGGCTGTTGATAACTACTCGTCAGATCCTTCTTTGCTCTCCTCCGTGTCATCCTCTGACTCGATGCCTCGGAGTTCGAACTCTGCGCTTTGGTCAAACCGACCTTGCGAGAGTGACACCATTCGCACTCGCATTTCGATGATGTAGTACGGTCCACCATCCTCGCCCTCTTTCACGACCTCCCACTTCTTTGCTTCGGGTAGCGCGTCGAGCGAGAGGCGCACCACTGGATAGCGAGGTTTCGACTTTCCCGCCTTGAGCGGTCCATCACCGCCGATAGCGTAGTCGTCCTTCTTTGGCTCTACTTTTCTCATGGGCCTTTCGTGACTTCTGGTAATGGCACCGCGGGTTTCGACTGCGCCGCCACATGCGCGTCATGCGCGGCAATACCCTCGGGGTGCAAATTGATACCGACCTCCGCAGCCATCTGCGCCTTGCCTTCTGGTGGGAGATCTTTGAAATTGATCGACTGCGACGGCGGTTTCTTTTCGCCCTGTCCTGCAGCCGCTGCGCGCGCCTTGATCACTTCCTGCACGCGCGGATCGTCTTTGAAGAGAAGCTCTGGCGCGTTCGCCTCGAGCCACACATTTGCCGCGAGCTCCTCCGGGTTCGGGTAGTCGAGGCGCTTGTACATGTCGACGATCGACATCTTGCCGCCAGTAGCGAGCTCGATGGCTTGGTTCGCGATAGTGGTGCTGTCCTTCGGGAGCAAGGAACCCTCTTTGACGGAGATTTTGACCTTCGGCAATGGAGTGCCGCTCGCGATAGCTTGCTGGAAGCGCTCGTCGTAGACGAAGAGCATTTGAACGAGCCAGTTGTACGCATCATCCGCGTACTGCTCGAGGATTTCGGAGATGCCGCCTCCCATGCGATCGGTGTCGAGGCCACGATTGAGCACTTTGCCGCGCACGGTCGTTTCGTTTTCGATACCGGCCGGAGAGGATCCGCGGATGCCCCAGATGTCGCGCACGCGCTGGCGCGTATCGACGAGCTGGTTGTACACGTATACGGGCAGCTCGCTCATAGGAGGCTTGTAGACCGCCTCCTGCGCATTGCCAGTCGGGATGGCGACGACGCCACCCGCGCGGAGCGCGTTTGCTGCGCGCTTTGCTTGATCGGCATTGAGGCCCGAGCGCTCGAGCGACACGACGAGGCCGTTATTTGCAGTGTCGGCATTCTTGTCGATCTGGCGGTTGCGTTTATTGATACGGTCTTGGTTTGCGAGGTTCTGGCCGATGTTCGAAGTCACGTCGACCGGCTGCTTGCCGAGGTTGTAGACCGAGAGGAGGATATACGGGATGCGCGGCGAGGCGAAGTGATTTACCCCCTTTACCGGCCCTGCTGGGGCTGCAGCGGGCTGTTCCGGCAGCTGAGGCATCGCAGGGGCTCCCTGCGGCAATTCGGGCGTTGCAGAGGCCATTTCGGGCGCACTCTCGGCCTGTACTACTTGGCCATTGTCTCCAGTGACCACGGATGGCGCGGCTTCTTGATCGTAATTCCAGTGCGGATTTTTGCGCTTCATCAGCACGCGGCTCTCGAGCTTCCAAAACAGATACTCGTTGGTCCACCATTCGATGAAGCCGATCTCGGTTGCGAGTTCGTGCTTTGCCATCTCCTCGATGTATTTCGTATTCTCCGCGCTTTCAGGCTCGTCTTTGATGAGCGCGATGAGCGTATTTGCTGCGAGCTTGCGGTGTTCGCCGATGCGCGCGCCAGTGTAGCCGTCCTCGTCGACCGTGGCGGTCGGGTCGAGGATGAGCTTTGTAGGGCGCACCACTTTCATCGCGGGGCGATCATTGTCGAGATCCCAGCCGAACTTGATAGCACCGACGAGGCGCAAACTCCAATGACGAGCAGCGCCCTTGAGCTTGAGGCGCATTTTGAGATCATCCGCGAGCTCTGCCAATTCCAGCTGCAGCGCATGCGCAAACGCTTGGTTCGGCGCACTCTGCTCCACGCCGACGGCGAGCTGCACCATCGCTTCGGGATTGCGACGGGTAACCTGTGGCAGATACGTCTCGAGACCCTCGAAAATGACGTTATCAATATCGGGGCGACGTTTGTCGATGACGGGCTTTTCGTACTGCTCGCCCTGCCAATATTTCTCATTCTCGTCACCCGCGGCGGTCCATTTACTTTTTACGTCGCTATCGTTCCATGCCTTCTCCCATGCATCAGAAAGCTCCACCAGCTTATCGTTATCCATGTCGAGCGTGAGCTCGGGGAGCATTACGCCGATCACGCCCTCTGCGTTTTCCTGTATCAAATCTCCCGAGCGCTTATTGATGTTGCGCCCCAGCGAGTAGAAAGCATCCACGAGTAAGCTGCGTACTGACATGATGATTTTTTATGTAAAAAGCGGCCGCCGGTTTTCACCAGTGGCCGCCGAGTAAATCGGTAAGGCAGAGTGCCGCGGATTGCGACACGTTCATCATAGCATCATGTCAAGCGTGATGCGGGTATATATGTGGATATCGGCTCGGGATCGTACGCCGTGCTTCCTGCATTTCAAATAATGGAGATATGGTGAGAAGTTGCGATGATCCGTCACCTATAAAAATCGTCGCATGACTGTCCCCCTCCTGCAAGCGCGGTGTGGGGGACAACACAGTGGATCACATGCCCAGCTTGGGCGGCCGGAAACAATAGACCTCGCCGTAGCTCTCGCCGTAGCAGAGATGCGCCTCGGCATCATCGGTCTTGTAGTTGACGATCCGCTCGTCGGGGACCTGCACCCAGATCTTCCTCGAAGCGACGAACGCCCACCACGCACCACGCTCGTACTTGGCGCGCGTGACTGCGCAGTCGGTGTTGTTGCAGCAGGATTTATTCTGCCCCGGGACCGTCCAGCCGCTGTAGGGCTCATGCGCCCACGCGGGGCGATACGGTCCCGACACAAATGCTCCGAGGAAGCAGAACGCGATGAGCGCCATGCGCGCCGCCTTCTCGATCGCTGCGAGAGCAGCGTACTCTTGGCATGTGCGACCACAGTATTCGTGGCCGTTCTGCCGGTAGGGCTCGCCCTTGATCTCCCGGCTGCAGTTCTTGCAGCGCTTGATGGTCTGCATTGCTACCTCCACTGACGCAGGATGCGTCGGATCA